AGATACAACATTTTTTCATTCTTGTCAAGTGTTTTTGAAAAAAAAATTAAAAAAATTTGTTTTTGTTGAAAATTGTTTGTAATTTTGCCCCGAAAAAACTAATTGACGATATGAAGATTTTAGGTGTAGACCCAGGTACAATACAAACAGGTTGGGTGCTTTACAATAGTGTTTCTCACTCTGTGGAAGATAGTGGAGTGAGTGATAATGACGATTTCTTGAATGATTTGATAGGAAAATTAGATTATGACATAATGGCAATTGAAAGGATTGCTAGTTATGGAATGCCGATTGGTGCTGAAACGATTAGAACTATTGAATACATTGGTCGTTATTGGCAAAAAGTTGAGGACATTAAGTCTGATAGGTCGAAAGTTGAGTTGTTCTACAAAAAAGTGGATATAAATCCGACAATTTGTGGTAGCAACAAAGTTAAAGATGCTAATATTCGTCAGGCTTTAATGGATATGTTCCCCAAAACTGGGGGAGGTTCAAATCCTTCTGTTGGTACGTCTAAACAACCTGGTGTGTTGTATGGTATAACCACACACAAATGGGCAGCACTTGCCGTTGCTGTTACTTGTGCGATAAAAAATAAACTAATAGAAATTAAAATTTACTAAGATGGATTTAGAAACTTTTGCAAAATTTTATAAAACAGATTTCAATCTGTATTATGTTGCAGACTACAGACGAAATGTTAAAAGTGGTTTTTATTATTATAGAGCTATAGAACTCATAGAAAAGAATAGAGATGTTGTTTTCTTCTTTTCTGATAGTGTGATGACTTGGGAGTCTCTTTGTGCTGAATTTAAAAAGCTCTTTAAAGAGAATGAAGGTTATTTTAAAAGTAACTTTAGGGATTTTAACTATGAGTTAAAACATAATTTTATAAATTATTGTTGGGTCAAGGTTCGAATTAACCAAGTTAAAAAAGTTGTAAGGGAACTGAAAAATTATAATCCTGAGAAAAACAACAAAAGTGTGACTAAAACCAAAAATAGTAGTAAGTCAGCTAAAAAGAAAAATAAGAAATGATAAAAGCAATTATTGCCATAACTTTATTTCTGTTGGTTGCTTGGTTTCTTCTTAAGGAGCGTTATGAAAACCGAAAGAATTTTTAAAAATTACATTTTTGTATTTTCTTTTAGAATGTTGTAATTTTGTAATTTCTAATAAATATAAAAGTGAAACTAAGCAATCAACAGGTAAAAAGATTAAAAGAGCTCTACAGAAAAAAGGGGAACATTACTGAGGCTTCTAAAATGTTAGCCACAGAGTTTTGTTTCCCTTACGATGATAAAATAAGACGGCATTGCTCAAGAATTTTGGAGCATTCTAATATAACAAACAACAAGATAAGATTGGAGGATTCGCCTTCTTTTAAAGAAGCCTCTAAGAGAGAGTTGAATAGTAAAAAATACTATATAATAACTTGGGAACAGAATGAAACACCTTTACACAAGGACTTCTTCAATAATATTCTTGCCTACAAGGAATTTTTAGGAGCTGAATTAAGTGTTATTTTGGGTAGATATAAAAACCCAACTTCTGTGTTTACAGATTCAAAGAATGAAAATTGGAATGAGGAAACTCGCCCATATTGGGACGCAAGAGAACACAACATACACAAATACTTAAAAATCCTTGCCAACATTAAAATATCTCCAACACGTAAGTATCCTCTGACAGGTATTCAGGACCTAGCTGATAACAAGACAGTAATTGTGGGTCACCCCAAGTTACACCTGAAAACAGAGCCTACACTTGCTAATTATCCTAACAGAATTATACTAACAACAGGTGCGGTAACAATGCCAAACTATACAGATAGTGCGGTGGGTGTTATTGGTGAGGGTTCTCACAAATTCGGTTTTGTTATAGTTGAAATAGAAGACGATGAGACATTCTTCATTCGCCAAGTTGAAGCAAAAGAAGATGGTTCTTTTATAGACTTGTGTTATCAGGTTGAAAATCAACAAGTTAGTGTTGTGGATAAGGCGTTGGGGTTGATTTGCGGGGACACTCACTTAGGTCATTTAAACCCTGAGATAGATAAGCAGAATGATTTGTTGTGTGAGTTTTTCAATGTTGATAATGTGGTACTTCACGACATTATTGATGGTGAGAGCTGCAACAATCATAAAATAAAATCCGCCATAGAGCAATTCAAACGTTTTGATAAAGGAGAACACTTGATACACAAAGAGTTAGAAAATCTTTCTACTTGGGTTAAAACTAAGTTGAAGTATAAGCCTGTAGTACCTCAAGCCAATCACAACAGCAGATTTGACAGAATTTTAGATGAGGATTGGCGGAAAGATATTCATAATGCTAAGTTCTACTTAGAATTTACCAAAAAGGTTTTGGACGGAGAGGTTCAAGATGGAGTTGTTGCTTATTGGTTAAAACATCATTTTGGAGATGAGGTTATAACCTTAAAACACACAGACAGCTTCAAAATAGGTAAATACGAATGTTCCCAACACGGAGATAATGGCTCAAACGGTGCTAAGGGTTCGCCTGTGACATTTAGAAATCTTGGTATTCCTATCGTGCTTGCGCACACCCACACACCCTACAGGGCTGACGACACGCTCTACGTGGGTACTAATACAGAATTACTCCTTGACTACAATCAGAAAGGTGCAAGTTCCTGGGTCCATTGTAATGTACTGATTGCTAAAAACGGATTGGCTCAACATATAATATTCAACAATTATAAATTTACAACTTTTAAACAATTAAATTTTTTATAACGATGAGAAAATGGATTGTGCGCTTGTTTGCGCTAAATTATGTAGTGAAAATTGGTGGAAAACCTCACAACTTCACTCGTTCTGCTAACTTTATATTCCCTTCATTGGCTTTGACTATGGTTTCTTCGGCTTATCATTGTCCTTATTGGTGGATTGCTCTATTGTTGTTTTTGTTTTTTGCGTTTTTCGGATTTATGTATTTCCGTTTTAAACCTCTGACAAATGATGACATTCGCTATTTTGACGAGCCGCAACTTCAGGCTTGGTGGTTTATAAATAACTACCGATACAAAACAGAACTCAAAAAATACAATGGGTTGTGGGTTGTTCTTATAAATCCTATAGTTTTTATCGCGCTGGTAGTTATTTTGTTTTTACGCTTTTCTTAATTATCTTTGTACAATTGTAATTTGTAAATTGTTGAAAAGATGAACATACAAAATAAATGTTGCTCTGAGCGAGTTATATCTGAAACCCCTTACCGTCCTCAACCTTGCAGACCTGACCCTTGTGGTTGTAAAGGTTTTATAGGCACTGAATGTGTTATCTATGACGGCAAAGGATTTCGGGTGATAAACCTACCTAAAGGTTCTACACTTCAGGACATCTTGGAGTGGGTTGATAATCAGCTTTTTAAGATGATTAATGACGTATTAACATTCCGTAACTTGGGAGATGGTGTTAAGGTTTATAAAGCTCGTTCTGCGGATGGATACTACGACTTCAGGTCACTTAAGTCGAGTAATACCAAAACAGCTGATTTTACTCAGTTAGATGAGGTTATAAATCTTGAGGTTTTTGAACCCCTTCTTAAATATGAGGCAGGTGGAAATATCATTATGTACACCAAGTCTAAAGCGGGCGTTGAGTTAGAGATTTGCCGTATAAAGATTTCTGACATTGCGGGAGATGATATTCATATCAGTAATATCACTACCTCTGATGGAAACCTTGTTTTTACCTACAACAAAACCAAATCTCCAATCACAATACCTATTGCTCGTTTCTTGAGTGATTATTTCGGTACGTCTTTGGAATTGCAAGGTACTGTTTTGAAACTGAAAAGAAGTGGCGGTGATTTATCTGTCGATTTAGCTTCACTTGCTGTAGATACATACACAACTGCCTTGACTTTAAATCAGCGAACTCTTGTGCTAAAACAGAACAATGGTCGTCAGGATTTAACTGTGGACCTAGCAGCTTTAGCTTCTCCTGCGGCAGTGGATACTTATGTGACAGGTTTTTCATTGAGTGGTAATGTTATTACGCTTTCTCAGAACAATGGGAAACAGCCTATTACTATAGACTTGAGTTCTATAAGTATCAATGGGGATAAGCACGTGACGGGTGTGTCATTTGATGGTCAAACTTATACGTTGGTTATTACTCGCGCAGGCTTGCCAAACATAGAGGTTAATCTTTCCGCCTTAAAACCTGTAAATTCCGATTTTACAGAAGACAAACAGGATAAACCATCGTTTGTTAAGAATAAAAACAAGTATAAAGACATAACTACTGATTACACCATCAACTCTTTAGATAATAACATAAATATCTATATAAAGAATGAAGCTCGTAATATAACGATTACTGTACCGAATGCTTCAACATTGACGAATACTTTAGAGGCTAATAATGCGTTTTTTACCTCATTTACTCAAGTTGGTACAGGTACTGTCACTTTTGTAGGGCAGACACTTATTCCAACAGGTAAGAAGGCAGTGATTGAGGGTCAGGGTCACGTTGCGGCTGTTGAGGCTACAAGGGATACAACTTTCGTTTACGGTAATTTAAAACAAGCGTAATTTTTCTTCAGAAAAGTTTGTGGGTTAAAAATATTTTGGTAATTTTGCCGCGAATTAATAATATTAAAATTTATGACAGCAGAGTTATTAAAAAAGAAAGAAGACATTTATTTAAAAGTCTTAACTCAGTTAAATGAAACGTTTGACCCTGAAAACTTTGACGAAGAGGTAGTTACGAATAGAACATACGCTTCCTCAAACGAGGGAAATTTAGAAAGACCAAGTTTCACATTCAAGCGTTATCTCTATAGAGGAGACCGTTTGTATGTGAAACTTCCTTTATTTTGGGAGAATGATATTCCCAAAGTTGGAACTCAAATCTTAGATTGGGGTTATTCTCTAACTACAATGATTAGTTGGGGAGAAACCTCTACAGAAAAAGAAGACGGCTTAAATAGGTGGAAAGTAGAAATGCGTCTTAAAGGTATAAATCCTGACGAATATGCTCAGGAACGCGCTGATTATGGAACACTTATGCACTATTCGTTCTCACTACTACTTAGCGATTTTGAGTTCAAAAAAGAAACATTTCAGAAAGACTTGTACGACCAAGCACTAACAGATAAAGTGCTTAAAAAATCAAGATTAATTTTCATCATTGACAAGTACTCAATGCACTTGTGGAATAATCTTATCGGTTTTTGTAAATTTATTTCAGATTACAATGTAAAACCAATAGCTACAGAGTTGGTGGTTATGGATAAGAATTTACTTGCTGCTACTCCTGTAGACCTTTTGTGTTATATTGAAGAGCCTGTTAAAATATCGGCTGTTGTTCCCACAGGTGAGTTCTACCAGCGTGATGTAAAAGGTGTAGCTAAGAAAGGAGACCCTAAGACAAAAGCAAAAACCTTTATTGTACCCATAAAGAAAATAGCTATAATTGACTTTAAAGCTGGTACGAAAGGTTTCTACGATGCTTATTACTTCCAACTACAATGGGGTGCTCAAATGCTCAAGCAGACATACGGAATTGAGGCTGAAGTCTTATTCAACTACTCACCAAAAGATGAGATGGGTACAATGTACAAGGTTAAAAAACAAATGGGGAACGAGAAACTAGATACCTTATTCCCTCTATTGCAAGAGACTGCTTGCATACATCTTCTGCATAAATTCAGAAATGGGATTGAAATCTTTAATGACGAATTGGATAATTCTAAGACTATAACCTTTAAAGCTGTAAAACCAAACAAAGGTCAAGAGGGTTACAGAATTGAAGGTGACGAAATTGTCTTAGAAGACGGATACAGATTCAACTACAAGGAAATTTTAGATAAAGATGGCTATACAGAAGACACCGAAGAAGAAGGAGGAAACGAAGAATAAAGTTTTATTCGGGGACACACCTCGCTTTGGTCTTGAAAAGTATAAAGGTTTAAAATCTCGTTACACTTGCCCCTCCTGTGGCAGACATCATTCTTTTGTGAGGTACATAGATAAAGTGACAGGCTTGTACATAGGAGAGCAATTTGGCAGATGTAACAGAGAGACATCTTGTGGTTATCACCTTGTTCCTAAGATTTCAGATTTACCTAAAGACGCTCCACTTGTTGTAAATAACAACGAGATAAAGGAAGAGTTCATAGAGAAAGATTTTATTAATGTTATTGATTCTAAGTTTGTGATTAAGAGTTTGGAGGAAACTCTAAACTCTTTCACCTACTTTTTATACAATAACTTTCCTAAAGAAAGTGTTGATTTAATAATTAAGAGATACTATCTCGGAACTACAGACAAATGGGGTGATAGGGCTGTTATATTTTGGCAAATAGACCAAGATTACAACAGCAGAACAGGTAAAATAATGCTGTACAATAGGGAAACAGGTAAGAGAGTTAAAGAACCAATCAACAGAATAAGTTGGGTTCATAGACCAAACAAAAGCTGTGAATATGGAAATACCTATGATTATAACTTGTCACAAGTGTTTTTTGGAGAACATTTGGTAAATACACCTAATGTGGATACATTTCACATAGTAGAAAGTGAAAAAACTGCTGTGATATGTTCTATAATGAAACCTGAAAGCTATTGGTTGGCTACGGGTGGATTAAACAACATAAAAGGTGAAAAGCTGTTACCTTACGCAGATAAGAAACTAATATTTTATCCAGATAAGGGAGACGCTTTCAACAAGTGGCAAGCAAAGTTATCTGAATTTATAGGTGAATATGACATAGAGGTTAGTGATTTTCTCGAAAAACAAAAAAATGTAAAAGAAGGAGAAGATATGGCTGATTACTTACTTAAAAAACTCAAACAAAGAAATGGGACTAATAACAAAGGCGGTTGATTTGGTGAATGTTGCTGTGAGGCAAATTCAAAGGTATCAAACACACGAGGACGCGCCTATAAAAACACGTTTTGAACATTTCAACGCCAATGCTCTTGGTGGTATTTTCAAAGGGAATATCATAACAATTGGTGCTATTTCGGGCTCAGGTAAGTCTTATGTTTTACAACAGATAGAAGAAGATATGTTTAATAAACAGTTAAATCCCAGTTGTGATGATTATGTGCTGCTTAGGTGTAACTGGGAGATGACTGTTTTTAAACTGCTTATTCGGAAGTTAAAACGAAAACTTAGGAAATCTGCTACCGAGATACTTTTTAAATCACCTGAAGGTGATGATTTAAACAGATTTAAAGATGTGTGTGATAGCGAAAGGTCTGATAAAATTTTCTACTTAGAAGACCCTACTGACCCTAAAACTTGGTACGATGCTGTTCGTGCATTTTTAGAAGAAAATAAACATAAAAAACACGTGGTGGTTACAATCGACCACATTGCGTTAGTTCGTGATGTTTTCGGTAGTAAAAAGACCGCTATGGACACTTTAATTGAGAATATCAATATGTTAAAAAAGGAATTTGTAAATGTTTCTTTTATAATATTGTCTCAATTAAACCGAGATATTGAAAATAGGACGGATATACAGAATTTAGCACCAAAGCGTTCAGACTTGTACAACTCGGATACAATCTTTCACATCTCAGATATTGTCCTTGTACTCCACAATCCTTTTAAACTGGGTCATAGTCTTTATATGAACATACCAGGTTTGGCTGTGGACTCTGAGGGCAATACGTTAGACAATAGGTACGCCCACCTACACGAGTATATGGAGCGGGTTGATAACAAATGGACGCACTTTTTGACTGCAGGGAATGTATTTTGGCACTACCTTAAGGTTCGTGAGCTTGAGGACAATTACATTGACATAGCTGTTGAGCCTTTCTTACTATCAGACGGAAGAAGATTGACAGCGTCAGTTAATACGGCAGGTTCAAAACCTCAAGACACTAAAACTAAGAAAAAGGAAAATATGCCTGATTTATTTGGCGATGACGAAGATGACGATGTTCCTTATTAGTTTAAGTTGTAGGTTGTAAACACTCATTAGTGTGACCTAAGTTTAATTTAGGTTATCTTTTAACATATTGGTTTTTTTAACTTACTATAAATCAGGCGGTACGGTAAAACACCGTATCGCTAATTTGAATGGGATTCTTCCAAATGGTTTGTTGTGATGAAGGGTGTCCGCATTACAGACATCCTTTTAAACAACTGAAATTTTTCAATTGCGGATGATGTACTTTCAAATCACCCCATCTTATATTTTAAATGCGTCATTAGTGATGACGGTGTGATAATCAGAAAGTTAATTTATCCCAATGTGATTAGTTTATAAAAAATGGTTGTTTTTGCAACTTT